CATCCTCAAAGAATTAACCGATTATATTTCTGCAACATACAACCAGCATTACTCTGCTGGTGACGATAAAATTCAGACTCTTGATCTGATTGATGCATGTGGTGATGGTGAGGCTTTCTGCCGATCCAACATCCTCAAGTATGCCTCACGATATGATAAGAAGGGTACTGCTCGACGTGATATTATGAAGATCTTGCACTATGCTGTTCTTCTCATGCACTTCAACGACAAGAACGCTAAGCGTGAAACCTACAACCAATGATGAAACTCCGCGAACCAATGAAACTTTCTGATAAGACTCTGACTCTCCTCAAGAACTTCTCTTCCATCAATCAGTCCATTCTGTTCAAGAAGGGTAACTCTCTTCGCACCATCAGTGTGATGAAGAACATTCTTGCAGAAGCTTCGATTGATGAAGATATCCCGAAGGACTTTGGTATCTACGATCTGAACCAGTTCCTCAATGGTATGGGTCTGCACCAACATCCTGAACTAGACTTTGGCAATGATGGTTACACTGTCATTCGTGAAGGTAAGATGCGATCGAAGTATTTCTTCGCCGATCCGAATGTGATTGTCACTCCCCCTGAGAAAGAGATCTCTCTTCCGACTGAAGATGTTTGTTTCGAACTCTCTACTCAACAACTGGACAAACTTCTGAAAGCTGCAGCAGTGTATCAACTGCCTGATCTGTCTGCTGTTGGTGAAGCTGGAGTGGTCAAACTGGTTGTTCGCGATAAGAAGAACGACAGTTCCAATGACTTCGCTATCGTGGTTGGAGAAACAGATGAGGAGTTCGTATTCAATTTCAAGGTAGAGAACATCAAGGTTCTCCCTGGTTCTTACAACGTGGTTGTGTCACAAAAACTTCTGTCCCGTTTCACTCACCAGGATCTGGATCTGAAGTATTATATTGCTATGGAACCTGATTCTACTTTCGGATGATGAGACACATACTCTTCACTTTGAAGGGTTGTCCTTATGGACTTCTGGATGATGAGTCGCACATTCGTAATGTTCTTGCGAACGCTGCGACTTTATCTGAAAGTACGTTACTAGACATATCGTCGCATAAGTTCGAACCACATGGTGTGACAGCCGTTGCCCTTCTTGCCGAATCGCACATTTCGATTCATACTTGGCCTGAAAACGGTATGGCGGTCTGTGACGTTTTTACCTGTGGTCAACACACCAATCCTAGATCTGGTGCGACGTACATGTATGAAGCCATGGGTGCGACAGACCTTGTATCTGAAATTTTTACGAGACCTTTAGAATGAACATCTTTGTCACTGACCCCGATCCTTTGAAGTCTGCTAGAGTTCTTCCTGACAAACATATTGTCAAGATGCCACTAGAGACTTGTCAGATGCTTGCAATCGTTTGTTCTGACAAATGGGGTCATGGTTTTGGTACTCTTCCCAAGGCAGACGGTACTCCCTATGCCACTGAGAAGGGTGCCTTTCGTAATCACCCATGCACCATATGGGCAAACTCTTTTGTGAACAACTGGAGGTGGTTACTTGCTCATGGACTTTCTCTGTGCAATGAATACTCACTGAGGTATGGTAAACCACATACCTGTTTCAATACTCTGATGGCTGCAAACGAAATTCTTCCATGTGCAGACCCACAAGGTCGCAGTGGTAAAGGACCGACTCCTTTTGTATTTGCAGGGCCTGATGAATTCAAGTATGATGACACCGTTGACATCTATACGAAGTACAAGATGTACATCGCATCTAAACCATGGGTCAAGGACAACTATCTCCGTATCCCCGACCGTAAACCTGATTGGATTTGATTATGAGTGATTTTATTTGGGTTGAGAAATATCGTCCCAAAACTATTGAAGAGTGTATCCTTCCTGACACAACTAAAAAAACGTTTCAATCCTTCCTAGATAAAGGAGAGATTCCAAACATGTTGTTGTCTGGACCTCCTGGTATTGGTAAGACAACAGTTGCAAAGGCTCTCTGCCATCAACTTGGGGTAGATTATTATGTCATCAACGGATCCGATGAAGGACGCTTCCTTGATACGGTCAGAAATAATGCAAAAAATTTCGCTTCGACCGTATCACTTTCGTCGTCTGCTAAACACAAAGTCATCATCATCGATGAGGCTGATAACACAACAAACGACGTACAACTCCTACTTAGGGCGTCTATTGAGGAGTTTTATGGCAACTGCAGATTCATCTTCACCTGCAACTACAAAAACAAAATCATCGAACCACTTCATTCCCGTTGCACAGTGGTTGAGTTCGGAATTGGAGGAAAACAAAAACCTGCCATCGCAGCCCAGTTCTTCAAACGACTCCAAGACATCCTCGACGCCGAAGGAGTTGAGTACGACAACAAAGTCCTTGTCGAACTCATCAACAAACACTTCCCAGACTGGCGACGTGTCCTCAACGAGTGCCAACGATACGCTGTGGGTGGTAAAATTGATACGGGGATTCTTACGACTTTCAAGGAGGTCGCAGTAAATGAGCTCGTTAAAAACCTCAAAGAGAAAAACTTTTCGGAAGTACGTAAATGGTGTGTCAATAGCCTGGACAATGATCCTGGTGTTCTTCTGCGCCATGTTTACGATAATCTTTATCCATCCTTGGACGGTCCTTCCATTGCTGCTGCTGTTCTTATTGTTGCTAAATATCAATACCAATCGGCATTCGTAGCTGACCAGGAGATCAATCTTCTGGCTGCACTGACTGAAATTATGTGTGAGTGTAACTTCAAATGAAAAAACAACCTAGACAAAAGAAGTCCAGAACCTATTATTACTTCTGGGCATTTATGGCACTTACAGTATTCTGTGGACAACTATATGTTGGATATGGATACCGTCTGATGCATGGAAGTATTCTAGATCTACTGGATAAAGTCGATGGAGTTCTTCTCAGGAGTGATGATCCTTTTAGAGGTGTATAGAACTGATGCAACTGAATCTACATGATGCGACATATGCGGCAGATCAGTTCATCGATTACTTCTCCAACATGGGACGGATTGATGAATATCTCCGTAATGTAAAACTTGACAGGATGTCTCAGATGCCAACGTATCTCCCTGGATGTGGTCCAGAGGATGATATGTTCGATTCTTTTGACATGCATCCACAAGACATGGACTTCAAGGTCTATGCTGCAGGAGAGAAAGATAGTTTTACGAATGAATATTATAACGAGAGACTACAGATCACAACGTCTCACTCGATCGAAGACTCAATTCCTGGAAAGAGTCTGAAGTGGATCGTTGTAGAAACTAACACCAAGAAGATTGTTGGTTTCATTCGATTTGGTTCTCCTACAATCAACTCCAAACCACGTAATGAGTGGCTTGGTATGACCCCAGAGTTGTCTCGTTTCAACAGACACTCCATCATGGGGTTTATTATTGTGCCTACACAACCATTTGGTTTCAACTATCTGGGTGGAAAACTTCTTGCACTCTTGTGTTGTTCCCATGAAGCTAGAGAGAAGATCAACAGTAAATACAACTCTGACATCTGTCTGTTTGAGACAACCTCTCTGTACGGGTCTACAAAGTCCTCTTCGCAGTATGACGGACTCAAACCCTACCTGAGGTACAAAGGACTCACTCAGAGTGATTTCACGCCTCTTCTGCACGACAACGTGTTCAAAGACCTGAACAAGTGGTTCATCACACGCAACAATGATCAGACTCTGGTGAAGGAGGATGCATCCAGTCGCAAACTCAAGACACAACAGAGGATGATCGCAGTGATTCAAAAAAGTCTTCAAGGTGAAAAACTAGAAGACTTCAAAGCTGCGATCGCCAATGCGAAGTCTCTGACTGAGAAGAAACGTACTTACTTCAGTGATTATGGTTTCTCCAATTCACGCGAAGTGATTCGTGGCGACACGGATAAGTTGATCGAAAATCCAATCAACTATGACAAGTTTTATATGGAGAACTTGATCAAGTGGTGGAAGAACAAAGCTTCAAAACGATATGACAGTTTGAAGTCTGAAGGGAAACTTCGCACAGAACTTGAGGTGTGGAGTAAAGA